CCTCGAGGGTCAAACGAAAAAAGGACGTAAAAATGACGTCTCCAATAACTATTCAGAACGTATTTTTGAATCTTATTTTGTTGTTTTACTCGTGTCTTTTTAACTAAAATAAAATTTTTTATATGGTACTACTGAATATTTAAGTTTAAATATTATTTAAATGTAATAAATTTATTATAAATGATCGCTAGACATGTTGTAATTTTAGAGAAAATGTTAAAAATACAAAAATTTCAATTGAAAAAATGGTAAAAATGTCACATTTCAAAATATTACATCCGACTAGCCGTCGGATAGTCAAACGAAAAAAGGACGTAAAAATGACGTCTCCAATAACTATTCAGAGCACTTTTTTGAAATCAAAAATGTAATAAATGAAAAAATCATTGAAATTAAATAATAAATGGTGAAGAAGTTTTCTTGTTGTGATCCTTGGTATTCTCTAATTAAAAATGGTGTTAAAACCGTAGAGGGTAGAATAAATAAACCATTATATTCTGATTTAGTTGAAGATCAGATTATTAAAATTACAAACCCTGAAGTTAAAAAGGAATTTATAAAGTGTTCAATATTAGAAATTGTTCATTATTCGACATTTAGAGAAATGATTATTGGTGAAAAATTAGAAAATGTTTTACCTATAGTGGAAACTATCGATGAGGGTGTAAATATTTATAGAGAATTTTATAGTGAAGAAGATGAATTAAAAATGGGTGTAGTTGCAATTAGGATAAAGGAAATTCTATAAATATATATAAAAATTTTTATATATAAAGATGAATCATTACGAAGATCATATTTCAAGACTAATGAAAAATATTATCTCAACAGATAATATGATTAAAAAGATTCTAAAATATTGTTTAATCAACAATATCAAAAATAAACTATTCACCAATAATAATAGTTATAAAATAAGTAGAAAATGTTTCAAAGAACTCCATAAATTTTTTACAACTAAAAAACAATATATTAACATTATGGATATAAAATTATTGATTGTATTAAATAATAATATAACCAATCAAATTGTAAAATATAATGATTCTAAATTAAACAAATATTGGTCTCAATATATGATATGTTGTTCAAATTATATTGAAGCTTTAACAAATTGGTATAATGTTGTAAATTATTTATCATTACAAATACCTATTATATCAACAATTTGATCAGTTAACTCACCCTCAGCTAATATTACAAGATCACCAAATTTATCAACTTCCAATAATGTATTTTTAATTTTTAATATGGTTGATGTTCCACGTTCACAATCAACAGTTTTTTGGTCAATTAATGGTTCAATTTCCTTTATATGTCTCTTAATTAAATCGTTTGAATAATTTAAATTTGTCAGGTAAATATATAATTCTGTTTTTGTTGTAAAATAAGCAGCTAAAACATCAAATGATAATTCACAGCCATTTTTAACACCAAGTTGTATACATTGATAACATTCAACAATTTGATCACTAATTAAATATAAGTTTGCTAGTTGTATAATAGCGGGTGTAAACCTGTGTAAAATTGCTTGTTCATAATATTTCTTTGCTAAATCATAATTAAAATACTCACCTTCATTAGAGTAGTAATATCCTAAATTTGACATCGCTAAAACATTTCCCATTTCAGCTGCTTTTTTGAAATGAGAAAATGATAAAGTTTTATCGAATTTTACATAATGGTTTCCAAGTTTTAAATGTCCCCGTGAATCATTTAATTCAACTAGTCTTTCAACATATAAAAGATGTTTTTCTATATCATTATAAATATCATAATAGTTAGATAGAGAATTAATTATTTCTTTATTATTTAAATCAAAATCTTCATCATTAAAATTACTGTTGAAGATTTTCATCTCAAAACTAGTGAATGGTTTAGGTCTATAATTTGTATTGAACATCTTGTTGATATCATCATAAGTTTTAATTTTATCGCTCATTTCAAATAATTTTTATAATAAATTTTTCAGTTTATAAAATGTCAAGTGAACAACAATTAAAATCTATTATAAATGAAATGTCAAGAGTTATATTCGAAAATAAATTAGACATAGATTTAAGTGATATTAAAAAATGTGATATGTTTGAAATTTCATTTCAAATTTATTCAAGTCGCAATGAAAAACTTATAAATTTATTAAAATTATTAAACAAATAAAAGTATGATACATATTATAAAAATATTAGAATACAATAAAAAGTGTAGATTGTCAATTGAAAAGATGATGAAACATAATGTGATATTTTTTTGTTTTTGTCAAAATTATGATAAATTGATAATAAAGAATGATTTACAATGTTTATTGAACTATTTTATTGATAAAAATATTATAATGAATCACCAAGAGATTGAAACACTTGAAAATATTCAATTGGAGATAAGTCATAAAATATGTAAGTATAATGATAATAAATTGAACGATTTGTGGTATGAATATATGTTATCAAGTGATAAATATATAAGATACGTAATAAAATGGCATTCTATAGAATATGAAAAATAAATTTTAATATATATTAAAATGTCAAAATTTTACACACATAATAGATCTACGGATTTAATTAATAAACTAATAAATTTTATACAAAATGATAATATTAAAAAAATATTTGGAATGAGTAGTACATATATAGCTTTAGACTTAAAATCAAATATTTATCATTTACGAGAGTATTGGAAATCACATGATTATATGTCAGTAAAAATGTATCATATAGAAAAATTAAATCATAAAATATCAATTGAGATTTTTTTAGTTGTTAATTCATTAACATTTAGGACACTATGGGAAGAATACTTATCAAGTTTTGAAACATATAGAAACATATGTTTTGAAGAAAAAATGATTTAATTATGTATACATTCTTGTATATTTATACTTGCACTTAAATTTGTAAACTGGGACACCAATGTATAGTTCTATTAGCTCTATCTTTTTCAGTAATAATTGAATAATTATTATCATCAACACTTCTATTGTAACATAATAGATTAGTATTACCTTTATATGATTCCCATATTGTAACTTTAGTAAAATAGAAAAGATTATATACATCTTGTTCTGTTAAATCAGATAAAATTCTATGTGGATTAATTTGACATCTGTATAAAATTTCACTACGTAAATATGCACCAACACCAGATAAATATTTCTGTTCCATCATAAATTCCATAATCTTCATATGTTTAATTCTAGGTCTACTAATTATTGATTTATAAACATCAAAATTTACTTCTTCTGTTAATAAATCAGGACCTACATTTTTAAATACATGTTCATATTCGCTACTTGGATATAAACATACATCAAATAATCCCATATTTGATTTATCATTGTAGTATACATTAAAATTATCAAATGTTAAACATAAACATGTCCAGATACTTATTTCAGTTGACCAATTACCATGTAAACCAAAAGATGATATAAATCTAACATTGTTATTTAATTCAATTATCATCTTTTTACCTCTTGATGTAACTAATGTAATAATAGACATTATAGAATAAATTTCTTGATTTTCATTATGAATATAATCATACAATGGTAATTTAGTTTTATTGTAATATTTTGATTTTGGTAATACGATTAAATGGTTACATTGTTTTCCAAAAATTTGTTCATTTATAAAGTCTGATGTAATTGCTATTTCACCGCGTTCAGGCATCAAAATTTTATTACAAATTATAAAGATACTTTTCAATTTTTAAATTCTTAACATTCGATAAAGATGAAACACCAACAAGTCCTTGACAATAAGTTAAATCTAAAGTATAAACTTTACCTAAAGCTGAAACATCAGTAATTCCTTGACAATAAGATAAATCTAAAGTGTGAACTCCACCTAAATTTGAAACATCAGTTATCTCATCAGACATAGATAAATTTAAAGTATGAACTCCACCTAAAGATGAAACATCAGTTAATAATTCACAATTGGATAAATCTAAAGTATGAACTCCACCTAAAGATGAAACATCAGTTAATAATTCACAATTGGATAAATCTAAAGTATGAACTCCACCTAAAGCTGAAACATCAGTAACTGGACAACCAGTTAAATATAAAGTATGAACTCCACCTAAAGCTGAAACATCAGTAATTAGAGGACAATTAGTTAAATTTAAAGTATTAACTTTACATAAAGCTGAAACATCACTAAAACATCGACATCCAGATAAATTTAAAGTATGAACATTTTTTAATATTGAAACATCAAAAATTCTACATTCAGTTAAATCTAAAGTGTGAATTCCAGATAAAGATGTAAAATCAGTAATTTCATGACATAAAGATAAATTTAAATCATAAATGTCACCCAACATTGATACATCAGTAACTTTTTTACACATTGATAAATTTAAAGCATATAAACCATAAAGTTCAGATACATCATCAATATTATTATCAATAATTTTATATAGATTATATTCAGTATCAGTTTCCATAACCCCCGATAAATTAATTGAAATTTGGTTTCTATTATTTACGGAGTTAAGTACTTTTTCTCTGAAACTTTTATCATTGTAAAATTTTAGTGAATATTCTTTATTTAAATTTAAATGTTTTAAACCTTTAGTTTCATTTGTAATTTGTCTATTTATATTGTTAAAATTTGTATCGTTAAATTTATTAATATTAAAGAATATATCTTCACTTACATCATCAAGTTTTGTTTTATTTTCCTTTGTTTTAAGAAATTTAATAGTCTCAATTGAATTGTTATTTATAGAGATAGTCATTAAATTATCATGTTTATCATCATTATAAAGGAATTTTACTACATCAACAAAATCGAATTTACATGCTTCTTCAATAGCATTTTCTTTTGATAAAAGTTTAACTAAAATGTTATTAAATTTTGCTACATTTGGGTTACTTAAATAACTAAGAAGTTGAATATTAGATGAAATATATTCTAAATATTCATTTGGTGTAGTTTTATTTTTAATCATATTATCAAAATAATCCATATTCAACATGTTTTATGAATGAAAAAAATCATATTTTTTCATTTATAAAACATGTTGCATCATATTGAAGTAATAGAATTAATCGAACCACATCCAATGATGTATGGTGGATGTGGACTAAAATTTAAAATATGTAAATATTATATAAATGATGAAACTAGTATTGATTTGTACGAACCATTTAATTATGGTAGATTAATGGAACATGTAAGACATGATAATATTATAATGTTTATATATGAAAATTTATCAACAATTTTTAACGATTTAAATTTAAACAAAACTACTAATATAATATCAGATTGTCTAGAAAATGAGGATTATAATTATTTGAAAACATTAGATATAGATAATAATTTCATTTTAGCATCATATAAAAATGGTAATTATAAACAATTTAATTTAACGAATTGTCCATATTCTGATGATTATTTATCAAAAAGGGAATTATTTATCACATTATGTAAACAAAAATATATGGATATTGATTTTTCAGTATATTGTGAAATATTTGATAACTTAAAAAGTGAAAAAATAGATTAAGATTTTAATAAAATTATGTATTTTTTATCATTTTTAAGATTTACTAGAAAGAATAACAAGGTTTTACCAAATAAAATTTCAGTTCTTAGACAAGCTTCACTTGATACATTTTCTGAGAGAAATATTAGACCCGATACAAAAAATGAAATTAAATGGATATGTAATTGTAGAGTTCGTAAAGTTGGTAAATCAGTAACATTTGGTGCAAATAATGTTGAATATTTCCATATATATAAAAATAATAATGGTAAAATTTTAAAGTATACACTATCAAACTATAAAGAACGCGAAATTAATTGTGTAAAATCTGTAATGAGACAAACATATGAAAATTTTGAATATTCACTTGAAGCACTTAAAAATAATAATTGGGATATAAATGATGCAATAACTGAAATTAATATTTCAAGGTAAAATAAATGAAATATTTTACAGTAATTACTGTAAAAATGTTAGTTGATAATAAACATTTGATTAAAATGTTCACAGATAATAAATTTTCTTACGAAGATATTTCATCATATGTTGAACAAAAGAATATTCAATATAACTCTGTAGTTTTTTGTATGTCAAGATCTATAATTTATGGTGGTAAGAAACTTAATGATCCAAGATTTAATAAATATTTTACTTGTGATAATAAAGGAATTAAAGAAATTATCGAAAATATATATACCGATGTATTGTATGGTTTAAATGATTTTAAAATTTTTAGTGATCAAATCAAATTTCTTAAACGTGTAATTGATATCAATGAAAATAAAATAGAAGAAGTATACGATACTTTACAAAAGTATAAACATAGAATTTTTGAAATTGATGACATTTATACTTTTGAAGAATTTGAAGATTTTGATGAAACAATAACTGATGAAAATTATAGTGTGTTATTTTATGAATATTTTAACATTTTAGATTATCATAAAGCTAAATTTGATGAGTTAATAAATTGAAAAATTAATAAATTAATAACTATAAAATGTCTATACAAAAATATGGAAAGTTAAATAAATATAATGTGTGTGTTGAAAAAAGATCATATGATGAAATATATGATCTACTTATTCACGATAATATTTTACTTAAGACAATTTCAAATAATATTAGTAGTACACGATTAGATTTATTAAAATTGGATGGTTTAAATCCAGTTTGTAAAAAGATTTTTGATCTATTTCCATTAAATTATGATATTACTTGGGAAAATATTGAAATATATTCTAAGTTAGAAGTTGAATATTATTTTAATGTCAAAATAAAACTTTTACAAGATATTCTATTAAATATGCTTACATGTGGTTCGGATTTAGATATTTCAAATTTTTATATTTTAGGTGGACGTGATCCGGGTTTAACAATTTTCGATTATTACAATTTAGTATTCTCATACATAGACAGGAATAATATTCCAATTTATATTGTTAGTGATATTATTAAAAAGAGTATGCCAACATTTAATTGTTTAATATCATTAGATTTTAAATGTTTCACTAAATATCTATAGAACATTAATTTTAACATTATTTCCATCTTTAGTTTTTAGTAACATAGTTAAGTAATTTTCTGATTTACCATAAATAACATGGTAATTTCCAACTAATAAAGCATCACAATGATATACATACGGTGAAATATAAATACCTTTATTCTTTGGTATTTTAAATGCGGTTAAATTAATAGAATTATTAATTTCTTTACCTATCAATAATACACCTTTTGGTTCGTCGTCGTTACAATAATAAAAATGTGGCAAATCATGTTTTTCAAGATATAAACCATTACCTAAATCCTTTTGTAATATATAATCTTCGTAATAAGTATTACCTATAGACATTTCATACATTGAAATTTCAGAGATATTATACAAATTAAATTGTTCACCACTTTCTATCAATTTAATGTCATATAAATCTAATATTTCTTTAGTGTTAGAACTTAATGGTACATCAATATTAGATTTAAACATTTCATAAATATGATTGACACCTAAAATATTATTATCGCTTTTATCATCAGTTATATTTTTTAGTGTACCATTTAGTGATACATTTTTATTTATCGACATAATTTTTTTATATTCATTAGAATCATCTAAATATACAACATTAGAAAATGATTTAAATGTACAAACTAAACTTTTAGTTGTCATGAATGAGTTTTTCGTTTTACCTATCCTATTTACAAAAAGATCCATATTTTATAAAAATGAAAAAATAGTTTGATTATTTCATTAAAATGTTTTCACCTATTGATGATAATTGTTTTAATGATAAAATATCAGCCTTGTACGCTGAATATCAACATATTCAGTATTTAAAATCATTGTATAAGAGAATAAAATGGGTTTATATTGGTGATGTTTCAGAATTTGGTGATTCAATTAAAATTATTGATGGTTTTAAATTTCATTTCAAATATAAAAAATGTTTTGGGTTTGAATTTAAAGTTTTTGTACTTGTTGGTTATACAGATAATGAACTTGAAGATATTTATACTGTAGAACGTATTAAAAATATTCCATTTGAACACGCATTAGGTTTTTTGATTGAGAATGGATGGGATGTTGATCTTACATTGAGAAATACTTTTTATTTCAATGAAATTTAAGTGTATAAAAATTAAATGAATAATTATTCATTTAACAAATTATCTATTATTTACATATAATATTTTAACAATTCAATTACTGCTATATTATTTCGTTTAATTGCCATTTTAATAGCTTGATCATCAAATGTATGTATATCTGCACCATTTGATATCAATATTTCAATTAAATCAAGTGAACTATATTTACATGCTGTAATAAAAACTCTACCTTTTTGAACATTTATATCCACACCAATTTCAATAAGTTTATTAATCTCATTTAAATCATTGTTTTTACATGAATATATAAAAATTTCATTGTAATTAGCTCCATATTCACATAAAAGTTCAATCAATTCTAAATTATTAGACCAATAAACTGATCGAAAAACACGTTTAATTATATAGTTAGAAACACCATGTTTAAGAAATATTGTTGCAAGTTCTAAATCCACAGGAAATGAATATACCCTCAAATAATCATTAAGATCAAATCCATAACTAAGTAATAATTTTATAATTTTATAATTTTTACATCTATAAACTTCAATAAAAAAATTAACATGTTGATAATTAAAATGTGGATAGTTTGTATGAACAAAATCTAAAATTTCATGTTTGTCAAACGTACATAAATTATATATAAAATCATAAGTTGGTCTAAAATTAGAATAACCATAATTATCAAGTAAAAGTTCAAATAATTCAACACTTTTAATATTTTCGAAATGATTCATTTTAATTGTAGGATTATACTTTAATAGAAATTTTATAAATTCAATATTATTCCCTTCGACAGAATATTTAAATGCTTCTTCTATTCCACATACAAATATATCTTCTATAAAATCATCATCAAAAAAACACATATTTATACATTTTTTGTTATTTTTATATGACCATTTTTTTATTAGTTTTTCTAAAAGTTTAATATTATTCACTTTACAAGCTTTAACAAAATGATATTTATCACAAATTTCATAACCATTGTCAATAAAATAATTTACAATGCGTAAATCTGGATTTTTTATTGAGTTTTTAATTCCACCATTAAATATATTTTTTAATCTGTTCACATGTTTATTTTGCAACATTATTTTTAAAAACTCAAATGTACCACAATAACATATTACTTCAACTATTTCATGAATTTTTGAATAAGTCCATTCAACATGTTTCATATAATTTAAAAATGTATACATACAGTTATATTTGATCATTATCGAATAATCACAATGGTAATCTAAATCCATTTTATCAAGTTGTAATCTAATATCATTTGTTAACTTTTTAGTTTCCTGTCGTTTCATAAATTCTTTTAATTGTCCTTCATTCATATCATCCAATAAATTATGGTGCACATATTTACCATCTATTTTTGTTAAAGTTGTAAGTTTATCTATTTTAGTATACATGATATTATTATATTCCATTTCATCTGATGATTCTATTCTTAGTTTATGGTTATATTTTAGTAAAACTAAATAATCTATTAAGTTTAAACATTGTAAGTATGTTAACATATTAATAGCGATTATATACTCATCATATGTTAATTTTATGTGCAATGTTATCTTTCTTAGAACAATAAAATCAATTGTAACTTCTCCATTTTTATGAAGATTATGTAAAATAGTATTTATATCTTCATGTTTAGAATCATTTTCAAATAAAAATTTAATGTATTCTGATTGCTCCTCTAACATGGCGTAAATTTGATTCATTTCTAATAAATTCATTTTATTACAATTTAAATAAAGAATTCTTCATTTTTTAATTTATTTTATTTTATTAGAATAACAGAATTCTAATAATTTTTCACATGATGTTACTAATTTATATTTATCATAAGTTAAAAATAGTTTATCATAAAAAGATGAATAAATATCTTCTTTATCATCAAAAATTTCATGTGGTTTAAGATGTGAAACACTTTGATATTTTTCTATTTTATCAAATAACATTTTAAATTTATTTTCAGTTAAATAAATTTTTTCATCATTTCTCATATTCAAAACACAAAATTTATCAGTTTTATCATAGATATATTTAATTTTATCTAAATCTACATTAATATGATTTAAATGTGTTTCATATAAACTTTTAGCATATATTAGAAGTTTATTTGATAGTTCATTTAAATTACACGAAAACTTATCATATGTATCTTTATAATCAAATGAAGTAAATCTTTTCTTATTTAACATATATTTCACAAAATATGATTTTATAATTGTATCATAATCATGTGAAATTGTCATTGTATTATCTTCATACATATACATATAACCATGTTTATAATTTACTTTATTACTTTCACTAGGATATAAATAATTTGTTATTAATAATTTGTTACAATGCTTACATGTTCCACAACATTCATATTCATTAATTTTAACATTATAATAAAGTTTCCATTTAACTTCATTGAATGGTGTACGTCCTTTACAATAAAAATGATGTAATATTATAGAATCACAATTAGGTTTTATTGTTAAATTTTTAGAAATATCACATTTAAGTCCAAGTTTATAACATAATTCTTCAATTTGATCTCTGTAATACTTTTGATGAACTGTAATTTCAAAAAATTCACCAACTGTTATATTTTTAAGTTTTTCATTAAAAATATCTACGTTTTTATGAAGTTGATATTTACCCAATCTAGCATTTGAATATATTTTTGTAGACATAAAATGATTGTATATCTTTAATGTTTTTTTAGACACAATTAAATTAGTTGGTATTAAATCAATATCTTGACATTGAAAATACATATCTCTAGTTTCATTTATATAAAAATCTCTTTGAACGTTATTAAATAAAGAAAGAAATTCATATGAATATGGATTAATTTTACCATAGTATACTAATGTACATTTATTATTGTGATATTTTTTACGTTGTACATATCTTTCACATCCATTATTTAAATATAATCTTTTACCAAGTGTTTTATGTTGAGTTTTAATTGAAGACATAAGCATTTGATAATTTGTAATATTTTTTGAAGCTTTAATTTTAATAGAATTTTTACCATGAATTTTAATATTACAATGTCTATGTGTATCTAAATCATCATTTAAAAATGAATCATTCAAATCATATTCATCATGATAATCACAATCTTCACCAACATGTATATTAACACCACATTTATTACATAATGCTGAATATGTAGCATATTGTGTGTTGACAAGTTCATTTTCGACATCATAAAAAATAAATTCATTATATTGAGTAAAATTACCACAATATAAATGTTTAATAAAAGATGAATCATTATCTAAATGTAAAGATTTATTAATGAATGATTTAGATTTATACCCGAGTATAATGCACATATAATGTAATTGTTTTCTATAAAATGGATGATGAATTTCAAATGTTAGTTCATCTCCTGGTTTCATCATTATGATTTTATTTTTATAGGTATTTATGTCAATTTCTTCATTCGGTTTTACATATCCATCCCACTTTTCATAGTTAGGGTTGTTTGAATCATTTTCATAATGATAATCTAGTGAGTAGACTTTGTTATGTTTTCTAGAATTATTCTTTGGTGAAGACATTTTATACGAATTTATATCAGTTTATTTTCAAATTTTTATTTGATTATATATAAAATGTCCATTGTATTTAATAATGTAACTATTAGAGAAGCAGTAAAACTATGGTTATCCGATGAATCAGAAGCAATTAAACGATATGGACATATTTCCGATTGGTTAACACATGATGTAACTGATATGTCTAAATTATTTTATGGTTCATCAGAATTTAATGAAAATATTAACAAATGGTCAATTTCAAATGTAACTAATATGTATAGTATGTTCCGTGGAGTCGAAAAATTTAATCAACCACTTAATAAATGGAATGTATCAAATGTAACTAATATGTCTTTTATGTTTTATAATGCAAAAAATTTTAATCAAGAACTTAATAGTTGGTCTACACATAATGTAATTGATATGTCTTTTATGTTTTATAATGCAGAAAATTTTAATCAAGAACTTAATAGTTGGTCTACACATAATGTAACTGATATGTCTTATATGTTTTATTTATCACATCACTTTAACAAAAATCTTGATAGTTGGTCTACATCAAATGTAACTAATATGTCCCATATGTTTTGTGGTGCATGTTCATTTAACCAAAATATTAATAGTTGGTCTATACATAATGTGGCTGATATGTCTTATATGTTTTATGCATCATATAAATTTAACAAACCACTTAATAAATGGTCTACTTTAAATGTAATTAATATGTCTGGAATGTTTTACAATGCAAGAAAATTTAATCAAAATATTAATAACTGGGATGTTTCAAATGTAACTGATATGACTAAAATGTTTGATTCTGCATATAAATTTAACAAACCACTCAATAAATGGGATATTTCAAGTGTAACTGATACATATGCTATGTTTAATAAAGCAGAATCATTCAACCAAGAACTCAATAGTTGGTCTACACATAATATAACTAATATGTCTCTTATGTTTTCTGATGCAATTAATTTTAATCAAAAACTTAACAATTGGGATGTTTCAAATGTAACTGATATGTCTTATATGTTTGATAATGCATTAATTTTTAACGGTGATATTAATAGTTGGAATACTATAAAATTAATCAATATAACTCGAATATTTTACAATGCAATTAATTTTAACCAAAAACTTAATAAGTGGAAAATTAATAGTATAGTGAAGATAAATAATTCATTTTTAAATAGTGGTTTATCAAAAGAATTAAAAATGTTCAACATAAAAACACCATTTGTATCAAATAGGCATCCATATTATGAATATAAAAATAAAAATGAATATATTAAAGTTTTAATTGATGCTGGTTATAGTTTATGAAAGTTTACATAAAATAAATTAAATTGAATAATTTATTTAAATATTTCATAGAAATGTTCATTGAAATTTTTAACAAAACGGTTCTAAATATTAAACAACATCTTAAAGATATGAATTTATCTGTAAATATAAGGTTAACATGTGTCATTTATAAGTGTAATAAAATAGACGGTCTTTTAAATGCATTATTATGTATAAAGTGTGGTTATGATATTCTTATACTTGATTTTACAAATTCTTGTGAATCTTATTTTAATGAATATTCAAATGTTAAATATTTATCTATGGATGTACATAATCTTTTTTATGAAATAACAAATAAGTGTAATTTAACTATACCATTTGAATTAAAAGATATTTCTAAAAACTATGAGAATTATTGTGTTATCGTAGCTCAGTTGGTAAATCAATTTCATGGTGATTTTTCATTACTTACATGTGGTATTAACAGAACAAGATTATATAATGGTCAACAGTATAAATATGGTGAAAAGGGTGATAAAAATTTTATATCTGATATTAGTTATATAATAGTTGTTAAAATTTTAAATACATTTAACATCAAATTAGATGATAAATATCCAGATTGTGAAATTTATCATACAATTCCTATTTATAATATAGTTGATGATATATCAAAAACTCATCATAAGGTTAATTATCCTATATATTTCAATACTGATTATATTGATAGATATGAAGATAAATATGCTAATAAAATAAAGAAGGAATCTATTATTTCTCCACCAACAGAATTTCCTATGACTGATAATGTATCTAAAATACTTGAAATATTTAGAACTAAACAAGGGTTTTACGATGAGTGTTGGGATGCTATTTTTGTTCAAAATAAAATAAGAAAAGTAATTGATTACTGTACCAAAGTTAATAGGTTTAATTTTTATATTGCAATCAGTGGTGGTATTGATTCAAGTGTTGTATATATGATTTTATCTCGTATTTGCAAGATTGATTCTAGATTTAAAATGACTGCTATTACATTACCTATTAATTCAACTGCTAAAATTCAAAGTAGAGCATATGAACTTAGTAAAATTGAAGGAAGAGAACATTATGAAATTGATTCAACTGATGAACATTTAAAATTGTGTACTTTTATATATGATGAAATGACTAGACTAGATCTTTCACCAAATCCAGATAAAATAACATATAATTTTGGTTGTGCTAAAAGTAATTATAGAGGTTTCATGATGAATCTTTTTGCATCCAACAATAAAGGTATTATAGTAGGAACTGGTAATGAAGATGAAGATGCATTTTTAAGATTTTTCTCTGTTTATGGTGATGGATTTGTTGATATAGATTTTGTTGGTGATGTACCTAAATTTTTCATGTATCGTCTTGCTAAGTATTTAAATGTACCATCTAATATTTGTAGTGCAGTTCCAAGTGCAGATCTTGTTATTGATGATGAAGATAATAATACTGATGAAGGTGAAATTGGATCAAGTTATCAATTTGCTGAACTTCTTCTTTATACACTTAAAAATCCTAGATTATCTGAAGATATAATAAATTCAATTGATTTAAATGATGAAGATTATGAAAATCTAAATGATAATCTTAAAAAAATTATCAAATGTCATAATGCATTTAAACATAAAACTGTAAAGCCACAAAATGTTTTTAATCCAGAAATTAGTGATAGGTTTATTGATGAAACTAGAAGAATAACCAATAATCATATTGAGGATTTTTCATATGATTTAACTAGATCTATGAAACTTTTTACAAATGTAACATACATTTATTTTCCAGGTTCATTTTCTATTGTAACAAAATCACATTGTCAAATAATGGTTGATGCAATTAAATATATGCGTAAAAAAGTAAAAGGTTTAATTAAAGTTATTATATTCCCATCAAGTGAACATTATAACAAGGAAATTTTAAAAAAGATTTCATTTAAAGATAGAGTAAAAATGTGTAAGAACATGGTTAAATGTGCATATGATATGTTAGGTAAAAATAAATCAATAGAAATAAAAGTATCTATTATTGAAGAATCAATTCCCATATATATGGGAACCTATGATTTATTTAATTTTTATAATTGTATTAATAATATCAAAACTTTTAATGTTTATATTCTATTTGGTAGTGATAATATTAAAAGTATGGTTTCTACATCTAAACCATGGGAAAATAGAGATGAATTATTAAATGAATATAAATTTTTAGTAGCTAATCGTAATGATGATGTCATCATAAATCACAAAAATTTCTTCAACATTCCGTTATCAGATCAAAAAAATTTTTCATCAAGTGAAGTATTAACAATTAAAAATTCTGATTTATCTTCTAGTGAAAAGGAACATTTAATTAAAAAAATTATTATACCTAATACGTATGATATTGTAGTGAAAAACTTTTAAGAAAAAATGAAAATAATATGAAATCATGTTATTGAAATGTCTAATACAGATGAATATAAAGATTTTAATAAATATTTCGAAGAAAGGGTTAATAATGTAAAAGATTTAGATGTAACAGAACAAAATTTTTTATGGTATATTCAAGAAAATATTTCCGTTATAAATGAAATAATGAATAATGCATGTGATAAAGAGATAATATCTGCTACAACATTTAATGATTTTTATAAATTTAAAATGTTTCAAGTTATAACAAAGCTTCATAAAAATTTAAATGTAACATTTAGTTTAGATTTAAGAGATGATTTTTTTAGAAATTTATTAATTGATGATGTAGAACTTCAAGATAAAATTTATTCAAATTTATCTTCATTGAAAGATAGAAAATTCATTAAAGATATGTTTAATGAAGTACCAAATTTTAATATTGATCAAAATGAAATTGATGATTTGTGTTCACATAGTTTAATTGATAGTATACAAAAGGATAAATTTATTTGTTGTGAAAATAATGATAAAGTTGTAGTATCAATGTATAAAGCATTTGATTGTATTCTTAAGAAAGAAAGAATTTATATAGAAGCAACAGGACCATGGTACAGAAATACTTGGTTAGAAACAACAATGATGCAAGTTGTATATGAAACACTATTAAGACATAAATTAAAATCTGAAAATAAATCTTATGGTACATGGATTTATGAATCAATGTTTAGATGTTTTAAATCAATTAAATATGCAAATAACAAAGATATTAAATGTGCATTGTTTTCTGGTAGACGTTCTGGTGGATATTGTTTTCTTTTACTTCAAAATTTAATGATGACACAATTATATAATAAAAATAAATATCTTGGTACATCATCTGTTGATTCATGGTATATATTAAAAACAGCTCGTATAATAGATATTTATATAAAAAATCCAATAGGTACACATGCTCATGAATTATCAATGGTTTTTTCTAAGATATATGAATCTGTAGATGATAATTTAGTTTTATCTCAATTGATTAGTCATTATTGTTTTTATATGTTTTCTAATGATCAAGCAAAAATTCCAATGTTACCAGATACATTAGGTACAAATGCATTTATGAGAGCAGCTACTATGATAAATATTGATGATAAACCTTTTATTGATATAATTTCAAGTGCAAGGAAGGATTCTGGTACGATGGAACAGTTTATTAATACAATGGATGAATATAATTTTATTGGTAATGTAATGGATTCAGAAATAGGTAATTTGGAAGATTTAGATGATTTAGATAAGTTTAAACAATGTTCATCATTTGGTGCTGGTGGATTTTTTGGTGATAGTTTAAAAGTTTTTGATGGTGGATCAAATATAAGTATGGCTGTTAAAGTTACACGTGTATATATTGATAATAAAATATTATATCCAATTAAATTAGGTGATGGTACTGGTAAAGTTTCATTGGATACATCATTGGATATTAATGAATATAATAGATTATTAAAAAAGTCATTATCTTTAAAAAATAATAATCGTGTAAATTTACAAGAAGAACAAGACAAATTTAATGCAATTTTAAGTAAATTTACTCTATTTTAAAATTCAAAAAACACTCCTGAGTATTATTCAGAACACGATTTTTACGTCCTTTTTTCACTTGAATGTCCGACTAGCCGTCGGATGTAATTTTTAAAAAGTAAGATATTTACCATTTTTTGATCTATATTTTTTAAATATATAAATACATTTATATAAATTGAAAAAAAATCATATAATCAAAATAAAACATGTATTATAGATTAATTAATTGTGAATTTGAAAATGAAAAATATGAAGATGTAGAATGTGAAGAAGTAATTATTCCAGCATATGAACGAATTGAGAAGACATCAAAATATGATTTTGATGTCGGAAATATAACTCTAATTACTGTAATAACACCAATTATTGATTATAAATGTAAACGTGTAATTAGAGTTAGTGATGATGGTGTGGAATATGAAATAATATCTGATGATTGTTAAAAATAAGAAATTTCTTATTTTATATATTTTGACATTTTGATATGAATGTATTATCATCTATTCTGTTTATTGTTTTATTTTTTATGACAAATAACTTTATGATAGCATCATTAATTATTTCATCGGATGCATCAATAAATATAAGTTCATTTGTTAATATATTAAATAAATAACAATCAATATCAACATCGTTAAGTTTTCTATGTAAATATTTGTATAACATTACTTGAATATAATCTTCATCAGCTAATGAAGTTTTACATTTAAATTCAATAAGTTTTGTATCTTCCACATAATCAATTCTACCATTTAATTCATATTTTAAATATTTACCATGTGTAACACTACGAAATACTTCTTTTTCAAACCTACCATTATTTTTCTTGGGATTTAATCCTAATAATGAAAAACAATCATTTAATCTTTTAGTACATAGTTCTAAATTTTCATTAGAAATCCATTCAAATGTGTTTATTTGTTTTAATCTATACAATGTATTAGTAACAATTGAATTGTAATAAATTGATGTAACAAGTAATTTTTGTATATCCCAATTATCGTTATTTTCACGTCTGTAATATTCACTATGTTCAGGATGTGAAAATTTTCTATCTTTATTTTCTCTCGATAAAGTAATATCATAATTATTGTATTCAATTAAACACTCTTTATATATTGTCATTTCATCCAATAATAATTTTTCATACCAAGATACAATTGCATTACCTGTAATATCAGAAACTGGCTCTGTAATCTTTTTATCTTCATATACAGTTCTAACCAATAATGGAATTTTTATTTTAGTTGAAGGTCTTTGAATTATTTTCTTTGTAAATTTTAAAACAATTGATTTTAATGTTACTTCATTAACAAATTTACAAAGATCTGTAACACTTGAATTTTTAACTTCAATTTCTTTAATTTGACTATAATTATATATACGTTTACCCGTTATATATTCAGTGTATAATTTTATTTTATCTTTATCTATAAATGTTAAATAATCATTTCTATGACAATGAAACATTGAAAGTCTTTCCATTGGTCTAGATGATGAAACAAATAATACATTTGGACATATACCACTTTCAGTATAACTGCTAAATTTATAAAAACTTGAATCAAAATGTAAATTAATTACAACTTTACGCTCTAATCCTTTACAACCATAATGAGTTAAACACACAATTTTATTTAAACCATAATCCATTTCATATTTAATTTTCTCATCATGTACATAAATACCAATATCAGTATTATTTGTTATTAAATTTAACAATGGTGTTAAAAAATAAGATTTTGTGGTACTTGGTGATATAATAAAAATATCATCTGGTCTATATCCCATATTAATATACATAGTAATTTCGTCAAAAATTTCATATTCATTTGTATGTATTATATATCTTGGTTTATAAATAGATTGTTTATTTGATTTTATAATATCTATATCAGAGTTAAGTAAACATTTATTAATAAATGTTGAATTTGTATCAGTCAATCTAAAAGATTCGGTTAAAAATCTAGAATCCCATTTTCTAGATGTCATATGAATTTTTCGTGAAAGTGTTAAATATCTTTCATCACTTAATACACTATCCATATTTTGAAATATACATTGTCTTTCATCACCCATAATGACAATAATCGGGTCTTTAACCATGTTATCACTTAACATTCTACGTATAAATTTATAATGTTTTTCACCTAAATCTTGACTTTCATCTACAATTACTATATCATAAGCAAATTCTAAAGGTTTTTCATTTGTAATATAACCGCATGTTTTTTGGTGATAAAATCTATATGAAAAAGCATCAAGTCCCATAAAATCATAACTTTTACTATACATACCTAAAGATTTTAATTTAGCTCTACTATCCTCAAATAACTTTTTTGAAAATGTTAAACACATAATACGTGCTTGTATTTCTCTCATAATATGAATACATGTTGTTGTTTTACCCGAACCAGGATTTGCATTTATCATAACATTATGACCATTTTTAATTGATTCTAAAATCAAATTTTGTTCCTCAGACTTCTTCATATTTTCATGTGTAATAATTTTTATTGTTTTCAAATTTTTAGACGTTTTAATATTCTTTTCATATTTTTTATTTTAACGGTTAAAATAATAATAATTATTTTTAAAATGTTTTAGTAATGTTGGTACATCCATATAATTCCAATTCATGTACATCAATTAAAGCTGATACATCAGTAATCCCGAGACAACTTGATAAATTTAATTTATGAACACCACCTAAAGCTGATACATCAGTAATCCCTTGACAATTAATTAATTTTAAAGTGTGAACATCACCTAAAGTTGAAACATCAGTAATTTCTTGACACATAGATAAATTTAAAGTATGAATGTGACCTAAAGTTGAAACGTCAGTAATTGTACAAAATGATAAATCTAAATTATTAACACCTCCTAAAGTTGATACATCTGTTAATAGTTTACATCCAGATAAATTTAAATTATGAACACCACCTAAAGCTGAAACATCAGTGATGTTTTGACAATATTTTAAATTCAAATTATGAACACCACCTAAAGCTGAAACATCAGTAATTCCATAACACATAGATAAATTTAAATCATGGATTTTACCCAACATAGATACATCAGTAATTTCATCACATTGTGATATATTTAAAGAGTAAACATCACCTAAATCTGATACATCAGTAATATTACACTTAGTTAATTTTAAAGTATGTACATTACCTAAAGTTGAAACATCTCTAATATAACAATGAGATAAATCCAAATTATGTATATTATTTAACTTAGAAAAATCATTCATGTAACAATGAGATAAATTTAAAGTATGAACATTACATAAAGCTGAAATATCAGTAATTGACCGACATCCAGATAAATTTAAGTTATAAACATCACCTAAAGATGAAACATCAATAACTGGACAAAAAGATAAATTTAAAGTATGAACATTGTATAAAAATGAAATATCTCTAATTAGACAATAAGATAAATTTAATTTATGTACACCACACAAAGTAGAAAAATCATTAATTTCACGACAATGAGATAAATTTAAATCATAAACATTACATAAAGATGAAATATCAGTAATTAGACAATGAGATAAATTTATTGTATGAATATCATGTAAAATAGATACATCAGTAATTTGTTCAAATCCAGATAAATTAAGTGAAATGTTTCGTCTGTTATATTTGACAGATTTTAAAACTGTTTCTCTAAATTGCTCATCCAAATAAAATTTCAATGAGTATTCGCGATTCATTTTTAAATATTTATTTCTATTTATACCCTCAACATTTAAGCTTTTATTCATTTGAAATAAATTTTCATTTGGTACAAATAAATCTATTTGTGATATAACATCATAATTAATACCTTGTTTATTAAAATTATTTTTTTTATGTTTTTTGAGCATTTGAATGGTATTTAATGAATTATATTTTACACATAATTCTAATAAACCTTCAACTGAATAACCATTTATAATGAAATATTCAACAACACTATTTATATCATTCTCACATGCATATTCAACTACATTTTTACTTGACAATAATTTTAATAAATTGTTTTTGAATTTATTATTGGTGCCTATATTATATTTTTTAAGCATGTCAATATTTTTAAAAACATAATTTATATAATCGGATGAAAAATTCTTGTCATTATATTTGACAATTTTGTTAGTCTTTGAAATAAACTCGTCAATATCCATTTTTAGCAACAAATAAAATAATTATCAAAAATAATTAATTTCATACAAAATCCAGAAAAATAATTTTTATCGCTGTTTTGAAGAAATTTTTATAGCATTTTCTCGGACTCTCTAGATTTGTCAAAATAAACTACTAAAAATAATAGAAATTTCTATTATTTACGTTCTTATATTTTTATTTTTAACACCTCTTGAAATAATTTCAACAATAAAAATAAATATAGAATATACCAAAAAATCTGAATTTTTGATCTTCAATAATTTAGTTGTTTTGTGTCGTTTTTCTGTTGAGTTTACTGTGAAGTATAG